AGTTTCCTCCTCCTCCTCCTCTCCAGTTTCTTATTCGTATTCTAATAGAAGATCCAGCAGGAACATCATAAGCAGTAGAAGGGTCAGACGGTAAGTTTAACTTATAGTTTGTTATTTTACCATCATAACACTGTCCTTTATCGTTTGAATCTTTATTTTTTGTTCCATAACTTATAACAGCATCAGGACCAAGTTCAGTAGTAAATCCCTGGGGTTTTATAGCCATATAAAGCCCTCCTAATGATAGAGGAGCGATTTCTCCTGTTGGCATAGCCTTTATCTCTAAAACAGTAGACTTTACTTCTATAGCAAGAAATCCTCCTGTATCGGTTTTTACAATTAACTCATCTCCTGCACTGAGTAGATTAGTATTATCTCCTTCTAATCTAAACCACACGGTTGAGGCCTCATCCCCCATATTCCCATCTTCCTGAACATACATAAGGAAAGTGTATATAGTAAAATATTTCCCTTTACTTGGTTTTACTACAAATTTATATTTAGTAGCCCAATAAGGGGGTAAATTAAATAGGGTTACCTTAATTCTGTTTTTAACGACTGACCCTGAGGGGGGAACAAATATGGTATTATCATTACTAACTAATACAGTAGAAGACCTACCATAATCATCCATATACACTATTCCTGTTTCAAAATCTCGATTGCTATGTAGACTAAGAGTATCAGGACTGGTAAAGTATCCTCCCTGACTGGAAAACGCTTCAAAAGAGAAGTATTCATACATAATACTAATACTATCTGGGTTAGCTAATCCATCGTCAAAATAATACTGCGTTGCTAATACTTGTAGTGAAAATCCAACCCCTGCTACAACACTATAAGCAAATCCTTGCTGAGCACATGGAGTAACAGATGCTGGAGTCTGAATAGTATAGGCCTCTCCAGGATCAGGGATAACAATAGGTACTGTAAATAAATCTATAGGCCCTATTACGCCAGTGTTAGGGTCGGGGCCTATTAAGTCAATAGTATCTGGCGGGGTTACTAAAGCAACTTCACCACTTATTCCTGTATCGGTATTTGTTACAACACTTCCAACAGGAGGAGTACCAACAGCCCATACCTGAGTATTATCAATTAATTGATCAGTATTAATACTTGAAGTCGTTCCTGAAAATAATGTGGTAGGTATCATTGGCCAAGTAGGGAAAACTGGAGGACATTGCCCTGTAATAGCGCTATTAACAAACTCCAAAGCCGTCCCTGAAGGAGCTTGTATTTGAGCATTAAATTTATCAGTTACTGTACCTCCAAAGGAAGAAAAGTTGATAGGGAAAACCCCTTGAATCTCCGCTAAAGTCTGTCCAATTTTATCTTGAAACTCTACGGAAGCACACATAGCATCTATATCCGCATATTGCGTAGTGGCTGTAAAGGTCCAATTCACACTACGAGGAGAAGTATTTTCCCATGATAAATTTACTTGACTCCCTGAATTTCCTGTAGTGTCATTATGTACTATGGTCAGGATAAAATTAAAGGTTATTCCAGCAGCTAACGGCCCTGAAGCAGGATTTGCCGCTGTTAAATCAAATGTAATACGCGAATCAGCAATATTTCGGGTAGAGGTTGGATCAATAGTATAAGGTATTCCTGTATCGGTTGTAGGTAGGTCTAAAGTTTCCCCTTTTATCTCTTTGTGAACCCACTCAGTATTATAATTCATACCAATTTTCTGTCCTCCTAAAGAAGAAGTAATATCATACCCATCTATATAATTTCCATATATTAATCTATTCCCCTGTATAGTGGATGCTTTAGCTATTCGTGGAACATTATCGTATAGTCTTAATAATTCATCTGAACCTAAAGTGGTATATATTTTACTGTTGGTGAATCGAAGTGTACGAAACTCATTATTTCCATATCCCTCATCTGATTTATTTAGTCGTTTAACAACATATATCACATTAGATGTAGTTTGTTTATATAATAAATCAATCTCAACTACTCTCCTTGATCCTGTTCCAAAAGTAATATCCGCTCCATTATACCTATTTAGCATTCCTGCATTATTAAAATTACTTATATCAAATCGAAATGTTTTAGGCTGAAAGGCGGGTAGAGTAAAAATAGAAATAGCACTATATTGGCCGTCTTCATAACGATATCTATAGGAAAAAGATAAAAATCTATCCTCCATATAATTCTCTTGTCCTGCAAGGTCTAACAATTCTACAAAGGGAGATGGAAGCGGAGTATAAGTTGCGGTACTATCTTCAAATCCTGGGATTTTTACAATTACTCCAACATCTTGTTCTTGTAAAGGGGCAGTAGGATGAGCTTCGGTATTATAAGTTTGGCTAACATTAATTACTCGAGGGGGGTTTAAATCATCGCTAAAAAATAAAAGATTTTCAATCTTATCAACGGCCGTCATAAGATATAGCCAATCAAAATTTAATACCGAGGTACTTACCACATGATAAGTAAGAACACTAAGTTTGGTCTCGTAAGAAACTATTAAATCTACTACTCCTGTAGGGGAAGAAGGGTTATTGTCGTCATGAACGAACCAGTAAATAGTCTCCCTCATTCCGTCTTCATACGCCCCTATACATCGAGCGTCCCCTAATGGCAGGTTATCGTATTCTAAAAAAGAAAGCTGGGTATTACCCATGGAGTTTTCTACAGCACCAACCTCGGTAAGTTCAGTAGACCCTAAACGAACATTTAATGCGTCTATATATTCTCCTTGAGGGACTAAGCGCTCATCAACGCTTTTATTCATTCTCCCTAACCTAAAATCTACATTAATATCCATATTATTTTATCCATTTACTCTGGCCTCTTAAGTTCATTAATAGTCGACCAGGGTGTATATTGCTTAATCTTAACTTTGCGTTTCGTAATAAAGACGATTTATCTTTTCTTGCACGATTTACTACATATTCTTGTACCCCAAATCTGCCATTCAAAATAGAAAATTTAATATAGGCGTAAATAAATTCTTCAAATAATTTATTAACGCTTACGCTTGCATCATTGCCGTTTTCCAAACCATCAGACACATATTCTAATACGACCAGTTTACTTGTAAGGCCTGAACTAAAATTGATGACTCCTCCTTTTTTGTCTATGCTAAAAGTAGGATTTATATTTGCTGTTTCTGTGTTTAAACCAAATCTTGTTCCTATCCCATAATCAAAATACCAGCATCCGTCCACATTCCATCCCCAAGAGTTATTATAAGGACTGCTTTGATTAAGGTAAATACTTTTTTTAGTGTTGGTTATCCTTTCAATATCTAAATAAGAATCCGAGGGCTTTAATACGCTACCATCAATATCAAATAGAATTTGACAGTTATTATCTTGTAAATATGCCCCGCTCCAATTAGTTTGTATATTCTCTACCATCGGCATTAATACACCATCTTTATGTAAAGATATTCTTATCCAATTTACATAATCCTGAGGAAGAATAAACCTTAAGTCCTCACAAATTTGAAGTTCTAAGATTTTAATTTCTTTCATTGCATCATAATTCAACTCTTGAATACCCCTTTTTGCATGAAATAATACTTGATATCTATCTACATTATTTATGAGTTCATTATTCCCTTGGTACATCAACATAAAATTGTTCACGATATCCTCTAAGGAAACATATTGATAAGACCCCCAATTTGAGTCTAAAGGTACAACTTGGTTATTTTCGTAATATTGATAATCTGTAATATAGGCCATAATTAACTTGTTTCTTGGTTATCCAAAACTTCTTCTCCTTGTCCAAACTTAAATACATCCGCTTCTCTAATCTCTACTCCAACATATTGACAAATCTTAGCAATTAAACTTGGCTCGTCCGCCTCAGGTAATTCAAATTCCTGAAAATCAGGTTGGGTAGCGTCAAATATAGGTTCTCCCCCTACTAAATTCTGCCATGTCCATCTGGGAGCTAAAGGGTATCTTGCATACTGTATATGTACATCTCCTACATTTAAAATAGTAGAAGGATAAACAGTAACTGAATTACCATCTAATACATAAGCAGGGTAAGATGTTGTTGGTGCGGTAAGTTGAGAATTTGTTAGATAAAAAATTTTGTTTTGACTTACTCGCTCTATTTGTTTAATCTTTGTATTAGAATAGATATTATATGTTTCTCCTACCGTCATTATATCTGCACTAATATTTAGAGTTGTTGCACTTACTACCCCTGTTACAAAAGCTTGGGCTAAGGTAGTTGTATTAAAAACAATACTCCCAATAGGAGGGGTAGGCGCTCCAACAGGAATAATTGTAAAGGCTTGTGCTCCATCTACTAATTGATTAGCAGAGGTTGCGGTTGTTGTTCCAGTAAATAATACATCTGAATAATAAAATAATTTATTTACCAAATAATAATCCAAAGGTAGGTCATATACATTGGCGTTATTTTGAACTAATACTAATTGAACCGAAAATGAATCAATAACCTCTTCTAACCCTTTCACAATATCAGCGTATCCTGTCCCCGCCACTCTTTGGTTTTGTTTGGCAACCCAACTATTGTAAGAATAGAAGTAATCTTCAAATAAATCTAACTGCGCTTGTTGAGCATATAGGTTAAAATCTTGAGGAGAAATATACCCATAATTATTTTTATTAGCTATCGCTAAAACGGTATTTCTTACTTCATTTATTGACGCTGCCATAATACTGGAATGTTTTTACAAAGATAACAAAAAAAAGAGGGGGAGTTTTTTTTATTACTACTGGGATTAAGCTGGGCCAGCAAGCACTACCGAAAGGAGTTTAGTATCGTTACCCGCAAGATCGGTAACACCTACTAACTCGTCTTGGAGTACATTTTCCCCCACTACTGCGGTGGCGATTACTTCTGACAGATAATCAGCAGGGGTATTGATATCAGGGCCAAAAGACCCACTTAAAATAAATGTTGCAGTCGCCCCACTTGTATACCAAATTTTTAGTTCATTAACCGCTGGCATATCCACTCCCATAACATTATCTAAACTAAGGAAACTGCGGGAATTTTTATCAACAAGATAAATACTTAAAGACTTTTCCATTTTACAAAGATAAGCAAAAAAAAAGAGGGTAAAATTACCCTCTTCTTAAAATCATGTAATAACAGTTTATGCTAATGCAATAGCTGTTACTGTTACTGCAGCAGTACCCGCTGCATCATCTGGCATTGGTGCAATAGCTTTATGAGCTGATTTTTGCCAATTCTGAGCTAAAGCTTCAACCATACTATCAGTAAACCAATCTCTCATAGTGTACCCATTTGCTGCGAGAGCATCATGAGTAATTGTTAGTACATCGTTTGCAGCTACAGAATTTCTGTAACTTACGGTTACCGTAGTGGTAGACCCTTGGACTACTTCTATAATACCGTTCAGACTGATATATCTCCAGCCTGATGTTTCGTCAGTGTTAGTGACCCAAATTTTTAGGAATTTTTCCATAATATAAAAATTTTAAAGGTTAATAAAGTGCAAAGATACTTAATCTTTTTAATCTTTTTTTAGATACTTTTTTAACAACTTATATGTTTCTATACCATCGTCCGTTTGTACATACGAGGATATAATGTCAACTGGAGCTTCTCCAAAAGGAACAGATAAAAGTTTCTTTTTGTTTTTAGGAAGATTAAAATAAACATCACGCCCTTTATTCCTTGAAGATAATAGATTGTTGCTAAAAAACTGTACTACCGTATCTTGTACTTCTAACATAGGGTCATCTAATGCGTCTAAAAAATCTATAGGATTAGTTCGTGCAAATACTAATATATCTCTTCTTAATTCTGCGGTAGAAAGCCTATCAGATTTAGCCCCTATTAATACACGGGACATTGTAGATAATTTTTCTATAGACAAGTCTCTGGCAATTACTTGGGCATCTAATACAGCTTCTTCTATCTCTAATTCCTCTGCCGCTTCTTTACTTTTATTTAT